GTTCATTAGTGGTATTAGAGCGAATACATCTTTTGCAACTCCACTTGCAACAATCAACACTGGTATTATTACAAACCTTGGAAGTAATGTCGCAGGAATTACAAGTGCATACGTAGTCACTGGATTTACAACTACTGCGGTTGTTACTGGTTGGATTGGAGCTCCAACAGGTTATATTAATGTTGGTATTGTAACTACCGCACAAGTTAATATATTACATGGTCAAAATGGTCAAGATTTAACTGCGTTTGTTAATACTGGTATCATAACAAACCTAAGTGGTAACCCTAGTGGTGCAACTGGGGGAACACTTAGATATCTAAATGGACAATTTGGTGGAAGTTTGCTGTTAAATGGCACTGGAAGTGGTCAAGGTATTTACGCAAATATCGGTATTGTTAGTGCATTTGGACCTGGCGCTACAAATCCATCAGCTGGAAGCATGAACATTAACTGTGGAACTTCTGGAGATATCTCCGCAAGAGTAATCACTTCCACAGTCGCAACAGGAACTTCACCACTTGTCATTACATCAACAACAGAAGTTGCTAACTTAAATGCTAGTCGAGTTGGTGGAAGAACTCTTACGGGACTCTTGAGAGGTGCAGTTGATGTATGGCAACAAAGTGATGATGCCAAAAATAGACTTTATTTTACAAACAGTGGAAAGACAATCTTCGGATCTCCATCTGCTGGATATGAATTCCAAGGAAGTTCTAATACATCAATTCTTTCAATAGACAATAGTGGAAATGTTTCTGCTACTGGAGAAATTACTGCAAGTTCTGATGAAAGAATCAAGACCAATATTAAGACAATTGATAATGCCTTAGATAAGGTATCCGAACTTCGTGGTGTTGAATATGATCGTATTGATATTAAATCACATCAAATTGGTGTTATCGCACAAGAAGTAGAGAAAATTCTACCAGATATTGTTCATACTGATGAAAAGGGAATGAAGTCAGTTGCTTATGGTAACTTAACTGCAGTCCTGATTGAAGCAATTAAGGAACTTAAAGGTGAAATTTCCGAACTTCGTGCAGAATTGAATGAGTTAAAGGGTACTAAATAAATCGTTAGAGTTAATTAACGTTGAAATTTATGACTGAAAAAGCAGAAAAAATGACTACTCAACTTACAGAAAGAGCTGAAAGTTTAAGAGAAGAACTCATCGAACTCGAAAGACAATTTAATATGAAAAAAGAAGAGTTCTTTAAAGTACAAGGAGCTCTAGAAGCAATTCAAGCTATGTCTCAGGATTGAAAACCCACAGAGTTATTATAAGAAGAATCAAGGGGCTTTGTCAAGATTGACAATTCCCCTTTTTTAATGTATAGATAAATTATTTGTTCTTACCATGACTGATCAGACGCCAGAATTCATAGATCCCAAAGAATATCCAGATTTTTGGGAACAAATGAAAAACTTTAAAGAATTTGCAACATCTGTTGGACAGAATGTTGTCGAAGGTGATGGAATTTTTGTTTCCGAACAAAAAATTAATGATAGAGAAAAGATCTGTAATGATTGCTCTCAATTTAACAGAGAGAGTAAAAAATGTTATCTTTGTGGTTGTTACATGTTGGTTAAATGGAAATTCAAAGCTGCATCATGTCCTATAGAGTTGTGGTAACTCTTGACAGAGTACTAAATATCTGATATTCTGACATCAACCCCATGAAACCAATGAAAAAACTGTTCCTACTTCCACTAGCAGTATCATTGTTTTCGGTGCCAGTTCAGGCTCAACAGGTAAATGATTATCAGACCTGCACAAAGTATCGTGAGGTTTATAATCCTGGTTACTATGATAGGTACGGAAATTATGTTCAAGGAAACGTTTCAACGCAATCTTACCAGACCCCTTGTGGAGTTGGACCCATCAATTATCGGCCACTCGGAAATGGCTATAATGGGAATAATTATTATGGTCGCGGTTATTGTAATCCTACGCAGAGCGCACTAGGCGCACTTCTAGGAGGCGGTGTGGGTGCTGCACTATCAAGAGGTGATGGAAGGTGGTGGGCGGTGCCTGTGGGTGCGGCCGTAGGCGGTGCAATATTTGGATGCAACTAAAATGAACCTAATTAAATTTAATCATCGTAAGGATTTTGGTGATGATTGGTATGTCCAAATCTTAAACACTGGAAAACATTTTCCTAAGATATTTAAGGATAGGTCACTTCTTCAAGTTTCTGTAGGTTGGAATGACTATCCTGGATGGCCTTATCTTCAAATTACATTAGGTGGTAATGGCCTTTTGAGTATACTGTTTTGGGTATATAAGTTTGGGCTTGATATTGATTTCTGCAGTCGTACTTGGAACTTTGATCATTTGGAGAAACTAGATGAAGACGAAACTGAACTGGTTTGAATATTATTTTGGACACTGTTTCCAGACTGGTTGGAGAGAAATGTGGAACAACTTTAAGATGTGGAGAGATCTCATCAGTGGAAACTATGCCGATTATGCTCTACTGAGTAATGATGATCCGTATGAAGAATGTTATCAGTGGTTCTGGTGCAGTATTAATATGGATGAAACATATCCTAAGGAGTTTCTAGAATATCTGATGGAAATGTGTGACAGAATTGATCGGGGTGAAGAGAAACTGATTCCATTGGATGAGGAATTTATGAATAGATTGCAAGACCTTGTAAAGGATGTTGAGTTGGATGATGAAGACTTTACCTGATAAGAGAGAACTGGATATTATGTGGACGGTTGCCACATCGACCAGTATCGAAACTGGCACAAGACCTCAGTACGGGTTCGCCCAGATGCTGTATGATTACCTTGTAGACAAAAAACCCCGCGTGGAACTTCCCAAATGACTTACAAGGCATCTCTTAAAGTTCAGTTTGATTCTGAATGGACTTCCACCAATTACAGTAGTGGTTTTGATGATACGGTGCTCCCTGAAGAGCATTATACTTTTCAGGTTCCTGCCGAAGACCTTAACATTTATCAACTGTTTCGCTTCTTTGAAACTGTTGCTCGTGCAATGGGTCACAGTGAAATCAGCATTATGAAAGGTGGTTGTGGTGTTGCATTTGCTGAGGATAAAAGTGTAGAGAATATGCGTAAGGTTGCTGATGAGTTTGAACTGACTTTGGGTGAAGACCTGAAGAAGAAGTTTGATGATATGCGAGAAGCAGAAGAAGAGTGGGCACGACTTAAAAAAGGTCCGATGGGAACTGTTCTAACTGATGGAGAAAATGAGGAAAGTCAAAGTCAAACCCAAAAGCAGCAAAGCGAAGAACCGCCTTGCTAATACAATGGAAGGTAATCCTGTTTGTATTGTAGAGCAGGATACTGGTGGTGAATTGTTTCTTGCCTCTGAGAATCGTAAATACTTCTTCTGGGTAAGTACAAGAACTGGCACTAATCGTTTCGGTGACAAATCTGACGCACATTGGGAGGTTATTGAATGAGTTTCTCTAAAACTGTTTCTGTTTTTGCTGCTCTTGCAAGTATCTTTGCCGCTGGTGCCACTGGTTGGAAACTGGCAGATTCGCAAAAAGAAGTTCCTTTGACTCCACTGGATCAAAAGGTTATGGAACTGGAAAAGAAACTTGATCAGGCACAACAACCTCAAGTTGCTCCACCACCAGTTAATCTTCCAACACCCACTGTTCAAACACCACCACAACCTGTTATACTACCGCCAGTAACACCTCCTCCTCCTGTTCCTGAAAATGTCACTCCTTGATACTCTCAACTACTTCATACAAGACCAAGAAGGGCACCTACAATGCCTTGAATGGGACATTAGGGAAGAAACCAATTATGAGAACAATGACATTGATTGGTATTGTGAGCGGTATGATGAAGCAAAACAACGAGTAGAAGATCTAAAACAAATCAAATCCATTGTAGAGCACTTGGAGCAAAACAAATGAGATTTAGAAACATAGAATTTAGATGGAGTAAATTCAACAACAAGTATGAACTCGTCAAGTGGTATCAATCTAATGGTTCGGGACAAGAGAACTGTTATGTGATTGCTTTCTTTGATAAAGACAAAGAGGGTTATGATATGAGAACCATTGGTGATAGGTTCTTTGAGGATAAAGATGCTTGGGTTGTTGGTAAGTATGGTCTAGAGTTTCTAAATGAAATCTTTGAGATTGAAAGGATTGAAGAGGAACTGAAATGAATAAGGACGAATATTACGACTGGATTGCTGAAAATGACACTTA